GGCGAGTAATGGCACAACGATGGGTCGGAAAAAGACAATTGAGCCCACTCCCGAGGTTCCGGAGAAGGTAAAAGTTTCTCCGAAGGGAAAGAAGATAGATTCATTTGAGCAGGATATTATTGATATATTGCAGTATCTTCGAACAGGAAAAGAGCCGAGCATTTATTGGGATACACCTCCGAAATGCGAGAATTTCTTTGATTTTTTTAAGCAGATGAATGACGAAGACTGGCAGAAGTTTGTTAACAAAGTTCGTGTCTTTTGTATTCCATCTGGCATTTTTATTCTCTTAGAGAGACTCGTATCACAATTACGTCATATGAAAGAGAGAGGATTTGTGATCCAAGTAGGACGACCATGGTCGAAAGGCGGTATGGATTCAATAGCTCAATGTTTAGGAGTAGATAAGCTCTCAGCGTTTATTGAGAGTATAGTAGAAGGCGACGGAAAGATGTTTGATCAGACAGTTAGAGATTTCTTTGTTGACCTTTACTTCTCAACTATGAATATTCATATGGATCCTTCTTGTGATGATTATCCCATTTTTGAGATGATAACAAAATTCTTGTTGAAGAATATGTTGAATCGAATCACACGTCTCTTTGGAGACGTTTGGGGAATTGTTCACGGTGGTGTGCCCTCGGGGGCTTTTAATACAAGTCATATGGATTCATGGATAATGGCTTTGTATTTTTGCCTCTTTTGTGTTCATCAGTTACATACAGCTCCAGAATGTGATCAGGAAGCCTTAGAGTTAGACTTTATGAAAGTTGTAAAACTAGTAGTCTACGGCGATGATCATTTATACAATAAAGGAGTTGGAATTGGGTCAGTGTACTTTTCCGGACGAGCATTTGCGGAATTTATGGAGAAGCACTTCGGTGTGCTAATTAGAGATTTAAAAGATGGAATTCCGTTCTGTTCAACAACGTTCGAGGGATGGTTGATTAAATGTGGGGCTACCTTTTTAAAGCATCAGGCAGTTTTGAACCCTGAAGTTTCCCCCGGTCAACCTGTTTTTCTGCCTTTCCGAGAATCACGTGAGTTTTTGATTCGAGCGGTTTGGGGTAGAGAGACGAAGGCCAGAGACGTTATTGATACAATGTTGTCGGTTTTAGGCCATGCTTACGGTACGTATGCGTCTAATCGTGATGCGTACGACCGTTTGTATACATTTTACACAGAATTGATTCAGGAGGTTGACCTCGACCGCCTGGAATTAGAAATGACAAGTAGAATAGGACATGATGACATGAAGCGGATTCGTCAAATAGGATTGTCGGTGGAGGAGTTAGTTTCGGGGTTTCCCACTTGGGATACTCTAGTGAGGAAGAATTTGGTGGACTCTGTTTACCAAGACATATCAAAGATACCAATTGATATGTTTGAGGCAGCAGGTCTAGGTGAATTATTTTAGGTTCTAATATAATAAAAGTTTAACTCTTATTTTGTCTTTTATTTTCATATACCTTATTATTGTAAGTTTATTCCGTTATAGGCGGTTTTTTTAGGTAGTTATGAGATCTCTTTATTATTGTAAGTTCATTCCATTATAAGTGGTTTTTTTAAGAGAGTCTTTTTAAAGGATAAAAGTGAGCTGG